CTAATAGCCTTAAAAAATGGCATATTAGATATTGAAAATAAAACTTTAGGAGATTTCAATCCAGAATTTAAGATTAAAAACAAAATACCAGTGAATTATAATCCAGCTGCTTATTCTGAGATTATGGACAAGACTTTAAATAAAATATGCTGCAATGATAAGCAGTTACGACTACTTATAGAAGAAATGATAGGTTATATACTCTTTAGGAGAAATGAACTAGGTAAGTGTTTTATACTAACTGGTCATGGAGCCAATGGTAAATCAACTTTATTAGATGTAATAAAAAGACTCATTGGTAAAGAAAATCTATCAAGTGTGGCCCTTAACGAGCTAAATGATAGATTTAGGACTTTTCAACTTGAAGGAAAACTTGCAAATATAGGTGATGATATAAGTAACGGTTATATTGACGATAACTCAACATTTAAGAAATTAGTTACTGGAGAAACAGTAAATGTTGAAAGAAAGGGCAAGGATCCATTTGATTTCAATAATTATAGTAAATTAATTTTCTCATGTAATGAGATACCAAGAATTAATGATTTATCAGATGGATTGAAGCGCCGCTTAATTTTCATTCCTAAGTTCAGTAAAAAGGACTCAGACTATGACCCATTCATAATAGACAAGCTAATGAGTAATGAATCACTTGAATATTTATTAAAATTAGCTTTGGAAGGACTAGAAAGAATTTTATATAATAGAGCATTTACTACTCCAAAATCAGTTGAAGATACCTGGGATGATTATGAAAAAAGAAACAATCCCATTATTGGTTTCTTAGAAGAAGGTAAAATTGAGAATGAATCTACTAAGGATGTTTACCTTCAATATCAAACTTATTGTACAGAATCAGGATTAAAACATTTATCTAGAATTGCCTTCAGTAGAGAAATATGCAAGCATGGATTTAAAACCAAACAGGTTAAGATTAATGGTAAGAGAATATCAATATTCATTAAAGAAGGCTAAGATATCAAAACACACTCAACCAAAGTGATATCAACAGTAATAGTAGTTATGTTACTAAGATATACTACAATGATATTAAATATCTTAGCACCTTTAAAAGTTAATAATATCAATGGGTTGAGATATGTATTACTAAGATAACTAAGATGTTTTTAACTTCTTATACTTTAAATTACTAATTCTCAAAAAGAGTATATTATATATATAAGAAATTATATATATATCTTAGTACCTTTTTTAAATTTTCAAGTTGACTTAAATGTAATAATATCAATGCTTTGAAGGGAACTAAGATATGATAAAAATATATATATTCATCTTAGTTATATTAGTACCCCTAATTTTAAAAAAAGAGGTGAATAACAAATGACAAATAGTAAGGTTAGAAGAGTTGAAGCTATGCTTTATAATTATAATAAAACTATAATTGATATAAAGAATATGAAGTTAGATTTAGAAGTATTAGAAAATGATTATAGAGGAATAGGAAGTATGACTTATGAAGAACGTACTCAACCAACTAATGCCTTTAGCTCCAGTGTAGAAAATGAAATAGTTAAAAGAGATGAAAAGATAATACGTTTAAGAAATAAGATAAGACTTAAAGAAATAGAAATTCAAAAGATAGATAATATGCTAGAGTTTTTAAAGGAGAAAGAACGTTCTTTTGTAAGGTTAAAATACTTTGAAAAGAATACTCATAATGAGATAAGTGAGAAAATAGACATATCTTTTGACTATATAAATGAGTATAGATTAAAGACAATTAATAAAATATCTAGTTTTATTCTAGAAGAAATATAGGTTAAACTCTATACTTACACTTATTGTAATTCCTTAAAGCTATATAGTATAGTAGTACTATAGAAATAAATCAATTAAGACACCCTTTACAAGGTGTCTATTTTTTATGTAAGGAGGTACGTTATATGAATATATTATCAAAAGAACAAAGTGATATGATTGATATGATGCTTGAAGGTGTTCCAATGACTAGCATTGCAAAGGAGATAGGAGTTCATAGAAGTACTCTTTATGTTTGGAAGGACTTAGATTATGTTCGTGCTGAGCTCGAGGAGCGCAGGAGACAGCTTAGAAAAGCAGCAAAGGACAAGTTAACAGCTAATGTTACTAATTATGTGGCTAATCTAATAGAGTTAGCTAACAATAGTAGTGACCAAAGGGTGAAGCTCCAAGCTAATAAGTACCTATTAGACCAGGCTATTGGTTCACCATCTGCAACCAAAGAAGAGACAAATACTCCTGGTAATGGTGATAAGAGTAAAGATACTAATACTCTTAAGAAAGAACTTGATGATATTAAGAACTTGAAGGTTGTTAAGTAAGAGTATTAAAAAGTATACTTAATGATACTCTTAATTGATAACAATGTTAAGCCATTTGTGGAGTATAAAAAATATATAAAGGGTATTGAAAATATATGTATACATTTCGATACTAAAGGTATATAATAATATTATAAGATACAGTTAATAGGGGTACCTTCTAAAATGGAGGTTTATAAATACCCCGTTGACCAGTTACACAATTTCTATAATATTTTTGAAAAACCGGAGGTATTAAGATGCTATACTTTGCTTATCACAGAACTTCAACTACTGACCAACATTTAGATAGAGGTATAAAGTCAATAAATGATTTTATACAAGATAGAAAAATTAGTCTTCATCATTCAATTTTTACTGATCAATGTACTGGAAAAAACTTTTCAAGACCAGGATATAAAACCATGAAAGAAGAAATGCTTTTTCAAATTAGTCAAGGTAATGAAGTATCACTATTGGTTACTGAATTAGATAGACTTGGTAGAAATAAGCAGCTTACATTAAATGAAATTAGGGATATGCAATCAAAAGGTATTAGGTTAATGGTTTTAGAAATACCAACTACATTAATTGAATTACCTAATGATAACAATATGTCTAAAATGATGATG